ATCAATACATCTAGCTTTAATACCACTTACTAATCAAAATGAGACAGAACAGATTATCTCAGGCAGAACGCAAATTCTCAAAGATATTGGATCACAGGATGCCGGATGTGATTAGTCAGTTTGCTTCTGACAAGGCAGACGAAGACTACACAATACGGTTGAAGAGCTCAATGGATAGGTATGAAAATGAAAGGAGAGAGAATCTATTTGCAATAGTCATGCCAGCTGGAACTGGGAAAACATATCTAGCGGAGAGATACGGCTTCATCGATATAGATAAGTGCGTTAGTATCAGCGAACATAATGAATTATATGGCATGAGGGTAAAGGCGATCAAGAATGAGTCAAAATGGATTGATCACAATAAGACGTGGAATGATGCAGTGAAAAGGACATTGGACATGGTTGATATGACGAGACCGGTAGTTATAATGTGCCATACAGAAGAGATGGCGTTCGACATAGGGGCAACACCAATGGTGGCAATATTGTTGGAAGAGAATGCATGGGAGCAAAACATCAAAGATAGAGATAACATCGGAAAGCAGTTTTCGAGGTTGAATAGAAATACAGTCATGGTCAGAACGAAGATACAAACAATAATGGCAAAGAGCAATGAGGGAGTCGAGCGCGTGGTATTGAAGGCAATGACAGCATATGGGCTACCTGTGGCTGCGCCAAATAAATATGAATCTAAGTGGAATCAACACTATGACCCAAACGTACCAGAATGGGTGTTAACTGGTAATAGAAAGAAGTGTGTTGTGGAGGTTCTGGAAGATCTGTATAGTAAGGATATGGTACCGAAAGAGGCCATGGACTACTTCATGAAGCGTGATGTGATTCCAGCTTCTAATGGGTTTGGGATAACTATGTTTCACTGGTCCGAATGGTTGGCAGAACTAGGGTATGTCATGAACAAGCAGAGGAATGATTTAGATCTCTCAGACCCGGGGGTGACGTACCCCTATGCGAGCGATAAAGAGAGGAATAGGACAAACATAAACATGAAGAGGTTGCTAGATAATACTAATGTACTGGAGAATGAGGGGGTACAATATATACTACGAAGTCATATCGGGGATAACAATCTATTCGTCACGGAACTTGTATGTTTTTGGGTTGGTATTGGACAATACCTACCGAATCATGAGTTAGTTAAGAAGATCTGTGCAACAAATCAGTTCTGGTGGGCTACGATAACCAAGAAGTTACATTCATTGATAAGGGTAAGTGATTACTTCATGAACACAAAGTTGGAGGAACAAGAGAGGCAATCAATGATGTATATGGATCAGTTACTTGGTAGACATTTGTATAAAGCAGATTGGAAACAGGCGATAGATGAGAGGAGAACCGAAAGTAAAAGTATGGAACACCTGTCATACGATGTACTAACAGACAGCTGGACGGTTGAACAATACAAGCGTGACTTCGCTGATGTACTAGGGAGAGTACATACACGTGTTATCGAAAAACCAAGGAAAGGAAGATTCGCATCATTTGAGGATTTCTATAGATTTAGAGAGCAGTGGGTGACGAAAGGTAGTCTGGTCACAAATACATTGCCGAAAGAGATGAAAGATTACGTCACACAAATTATAGATGAAGTTGGCGATGTGGTTAAAACAATAGAGAAGAGGCACAATAAGAAGAGTCTCTTTGAATGCTATGATGTATTAAATGAGATGAGTGATTCGTTTGAATTATTCAATGCCACAAAGGCTGTGGAAAAGCTAAATGAGTGTGGATACAAGGACAGAATACTACTGCCTGGGAGCCTATTGCACTATATTGTGTTTAGTTACGTACTTGACAGTGCTGAAAGGCAGGCGCAGATAGGAACGGTCAGATTGAATGCGCCACCAGATGATGACATCAGATACATCGATGCGAAGATGGGTAATGGACTATATAAATTGCTATATGATTGGGCAAATTATAATGCTCAGCATTCGGCTGATGAGATGGCGGCTGTTATAATGAAAATAGGTGAGTGCGTTCAGGGGCCAAGTGATTACATGCCATTTGCGAGATTGATAGCGGATGCTATGTACAAGATGACTCTGATTGACCCAGAAGGCGGGAAACATGAGTTGG